TTATTTCGGCGCGCCGATCAATGCCGCAATCCATACCTTGATTGGGCAGCCGGTCGAAAACATCACCGGCATTCCGTCGAAATACACGGATTTTGACGTAGGGCTCGTGCTGCCCTTTCTTGAAGAGCTTGCCCGATATGGGTGCTCCGACCTTTGGAGCGCCGCGCGTCCCACGCGTCGCGCCTTCCCCGGCCGCGGAAGCGGCGGAAACGGTTCGGCCTGCCCCAACCTCTCCGCCGCCCGTCGGTCTCGCCGCCTCGCTTGAGCGGCTCGTGCGAACCGGCCGCATCAGTGCAGAGGAGGCGGAGGCCGCTAACGTCAGCGCCAACGCGCAAGCGCCGATACAATCCGCTCGCGTCATTGCGGAGATTGAAGGCGCCGTTGTGCAAGAGGCAAAGAACGTGATGAGCTCTTCCGAGTTCGATCGTCTGCGCGCGGCATATATGGCTGGGCAGCCGGCGAGCGTGACGATAGGCGGTCGCGTGATTCAATATGAACCAAATTTGCCGACCGAGGGTATGAGCCTTTTCGGGGGCAATGGCTTCCTCCTCGGACCCAAAGCATTCGCGTCCGCCCGAGAGGCTTCCGCGACGGTCTTGCATGAGCTTTATCGCCTATATACGAGTGTAGGCGATCAGAGTGGCGTGTACGGCGATCTCGCGAGGCATGAGAGCAATGCGGCTCACGCCTTCGCCCAACGTGCCATCAGCTCAGGAGTCGTGGGTCAATGACAGCGGACGGCGAAAATGGCGATAAGGCGCGCGAGCAGGCTCGATTGATCGATGCGGCGCGCATCTTGGACATCAATCCGAAGGCGTCGGTGAGCTGCCCGCGGTGTGGCAAGGCGAGCATGCGTGTGTTCGATACGGATCCGCAGCACGACGGCAAGTTCAGTCGATATCTCAAGTGCCCGACTTGCGGCCCGCTCGGAATACTTCAAACGCGATTGCGTCCTGACCGAAGCAATTATCGTGGGCAGGACGCGGACTTCGATGACTGAGCCGAAACTGCCAGCACGGCGTTGTGCGCGGCGCACGCGCTCCCCTAAATAGCCCTGAATAGCGGGGATAGACCTGAATTCCGCTTGCATTCCTGGCGCAACCGGCGCATGGCATTAAGTGCAGAGTGACATTCGCGCGTCCGCAGCCCACCGGCTTCGGGCGCGCGCTTCGTTTCGGGGCGCGGCGCGCAACGCGAAGCGCTGAAGCGCCCATCCGCTACACAACTAGAGAAAAGCCGCACGTGCGTCGGAAGACCGGCGCGCGCCGTCGGCGTTTGCAGCGAGTCGATCCGACCATGGCAAAAATGCCCCTTACCGAGCTCAAGGCCCTTCTCGAGGCGGAGCGCAACGACGCGCTCGCCGCGATCGCGGCCTCGAAGCTCTCCGCCGAGCGCTCCGACGCGATGGACTATTACCTCGGCGACATGGAGAAGGACATGCCGGCGCCGGAGGGGCGCAGCCAGGCGGTGTCGACCGATGTCGCCGACACGGTCGAGGGCATCATGCCGTCGCTGATGGAGATCTTCTGCTCCGGCGACGAGATCGTGAAGTTCGCCCCCGTCGGGCCGAACGATGCGCCGGCGGCCGAGCAGGAGACCGACTACGTCAACCACGTCTTCCTCCAGCTCAATCCGGGCTTTCTCATTCTCTACACCTTCATCAAGGACGCGCTGCTGTCGAAGACCGGCATCGTCAAGGTGTGGTGGGAGACGCGAACGCTCGAGGAGCGGGAGACCTATTACGACCTCACCGACGACGGCTTCGCGATCCTCGCCGCCGATCCCGACGTCGAGATCGTCGCGCACACGGCGCGGCCCGCGCTGCTGCCGCCGCCGGGGGAGGAGCTTCCGGAAGGGGGCCCGCTGATCCACGACGTCGAATGCGTACGGGCGAGAGACGCGGCCTACGCCAAGGTCGAGGCGGTGCCGCCGGAGGAGTTCGGCATCTCGCGCAATGCCCGCTCGCTGCGCGATTGCGACTACTGCTTCCACAAGATCCTGATCCAGCAGGCCAAGCTGATCGCCGAAGGCTACGACCCCGAACAGGTGAAGACGCTGCCGACCTATACGGCGATCACCAATATCGAGGAGGTGCGGCGCGACACCGTCAACGAGTACGAATATACGGGGGACGAGAACAACCAGGCAGCCCGGCGCATCGAGACGACCGAGCACTACATCCGCATGGATTACGAAGGCGACGGCAAGGCGCGCCTCTACAAGGTGCGCACCGGGGGCCAGCAGGGCGACATTCTCCTCAAGGACGGCAGGCCCGACATCGTCGAGATGGACGATATCCCGTTTGCGGCGATGACGCCGGTGATCCAGACCCACCGCTTCTTCGGCCGCTCGCTCGCCGACCTCGTGATGGACATCCAGCGCATCAAGACCGCGATCCTGCGCGGCGTGCTCGACAACGTCTACTTGGCCAACAATCCGCGCGTCGAAGTGGCCGAGCAATTCGCCGGGCCCGAGACGCTCGACGATCTCCTGGTGTCGCGACCGGGCGGCATCGTGCGCACCAAGCAGCCGGGCGGCCTCAACTGGCAGGTCGTGCCGAGCATCGCGGCCCAGGCCTTCCCGGTGATGCAATACATGGACGCGATGCGCGAATGGCGCACCGGCGTCACCCGGCAAGGGCAGGGGATCGACGCCGACGCGCTGCAGAACCAGAGCGCGACGGCGGTCAATCAGGTGTTCACCGCGAGCCAGGCGAAGATCAAGCTGATCGCCCGCATCTTTGCCGAGACCGGCATCAAGGATCTTTTTTGGCTGCTGCACGAGGTGATCCGCAAGCACGGCCAGGCGCGGCAGACCGTGCAGCTGCGCAACCAGTGGGTCGCGATCGACCCGCGCGAATGGAAGAAGCGCGATCATCTCACCGTGCACGTGGGCCTGGGCTCCGGCACCAAGCAGGCGCAAATGATCGCACTTGGCCAAGTAATGGGCTTGCAGGAGAAGGCGATCCAGCTCGGCATGGTGTCGAAGAAGAATCTGCACAATTCGGCAAGCCAGTTCACGAAGCTTGCCGGCTTCCAGCAGCCGGATCAATTCTTCCTCGATCCAAGCCAGCCGCAAAACCCGCAGCAGGCGCAAGCCGATCCGGCGAATGCGCCGATCCCGCCACCGCCGAACCCCGACATGCTGAAGGCCCAGGCCGATCAGCAACAGGGCCAGCAGCAGATGCAGCTCACTGCCGCGAAGGCACAGGCTGATCAGGAACACGTACAGGCGCAAGCCCAAGCCGATCTCGCGCTCGAGACGCTCAAATTCCAGCACGCGATGGAGATGGCGAAAGCGGAGGGCGTGCGCCGCGACCAGCAGCACCAGCAGGAAATGCAGCGCGGCCACCTCGAACTCGTGAAGAGCGCCGCATCCCTCGCCGGCGCACAGAAGGGGCCGGATGGGCAACTGCATCCTGTCGACCTTGATCACGTCGTGCGCACGATCGCGCCGCTGATCCATCCACCACAGCCGGCGCCGCGAGGAATGCGCGTGGTGCGCGACCAACTCGGCCGCGTGAGCGGCGTGGAGCACGTCTGATATGGCCACCTTCAACAAGTTTCAGCAGTTCGTCGCCGACCTGGCGAACAAGGTCCACAATCTCGGCAGCGACACCATCAAGGTGATGCTCACCGATGTGGCGCCGGTCGCGACGAACACCATCAAGTCGAACATCACCGAGATCGCCGCCGGTAACGGCTATTCGGCGGGCGGCACGGCGGCGGCGCTCACGAGCTCGTCCCAGTCGGGCGGCACGTACAAGCTGATCCTGCAGAACGTGACATTTACGGCGTCGGGCGGCAGCATCGCCCAGTTCCGCTACGCCGTGCTCTACAACTCGACGGCCGCGAGCGGCAACCTGATCGGCTGGTACGACTACGGCGCGGAGGTGAATGTCACGAGCGGCAACTCGTTCCAGGTGCAATTCGACGCCGTCAACGGCGTGCTGCAGCTCGCATAATGTCGAAGCTCTACAATCTCGCCCGCATGACCAGCGCGACGACGGGCACGGGCACGATCACGCTCGGCGTCGCGGTCTCGGGCTATCTCACCTTCGCGAACGCGGGCGTCCAGAACGGCGACGTGCTGTTCTATGGCATCAAGGACGGCGCCGCGAGCGAATGCGGCTACGGGACCTACACCGCGAGCGGCACCACGCTCACCCGCAACGTCATCAAGTCGACCAACAGCAACGCCGCGATCAATCTCGACGGCAGCGAGGAGGTGTACATCACGGCGATCGCCGGCGATGGCGGCGACCTCATGCCGAGCTTCGACCACCCGATGCGCGGCTTCGATATGCCGATCAACCTGCAGCTCAACGCGTCGGTGGCGTCGAGCATTCTCACCGTCGCGGTCAAGGGCAACAACGGCAACGATCCGAGCAACTCCAACCCCGTGCTGGTGCCGTTTCGCGACGCGACGGCGGCGAACGGCGATCCGGTCTGGATCGCGGTCACGTCGGCGCTTTCGATCAACACCAACGCGGTGGGCGCGAGCCTCGGCTCCGCGAACGGAACGCCATTCCGGTTCTGGGTCGTCCTGTTCAACAACGGCGGCACGGCCGCGCTCGGCCTGATCAATTGTCGCGGCACCAATCAGATTTTCGCCCTCGACGAAACGTCGCCGCAGAGCACCACGGCCATGTCGGCGTCGGCGACGTCCGCGGGCGTGTTTTACACGACGGCCGCACTGACGAGCTGCGCGTTCCGCATCATCGGCTACCTGGAGTACAGCGGCGGCCTGACGACGGCAGGCACCTACGCGAGTGCGCCGACGAAGCTCCAGCTCTTCGGTCCGGGCATCAAGAAGCCGGGCGACTACACGGGCAATATCGTTCAATCGATCCAGACGACGACGTTCGCCCCTGGAACCGCCAACACGTTTCTATCAACGAGCCTGGCCGCGACGTTCACGCTTTCGGCGGCGATGAACGCCGTCGAATTCTCGTTCTGTGGATCGGGAATTTGCGGAGCGACGGCGGTCACGATAGGCGCCGCGATGTTTCGTGGGAGCACGCAAGTCGGCCCATTCGTCAAGCAATGCAACGACACCGCCGCCAACGCTGGTGTGCGACAAGTGCTGGCGATCGCGCCATGGCTCGATTTTCCCAACGCGACATCGGCGCAGGCATACGTTGTCAAGTCGATCACCAACAGCGTCGGCAATGGCGAATGGCCTTTTGCGGAGGCTCTTGGCGGCTCCACGTCCGGCGCCAGCGCGATCTGGAAAGAAGTGATGGTCTGATCCATGCCGATGGTGGTTGGCGATGCGGTAGCACGGCTGGCCGTTGCGGCTGAACAGACGGGCGCGGCCACGACGACCGTCCTCTCGGCCGCGACCGGTACGTTCGCGCTCACCGGCGAGGCCGTGACGTTCCAGGTGCGTGAGCTTGCCGCGTATGGGCCGTTCGCGCTGGCGGGCGAGGCGGTAACGTTCCAAGCACGGGAGGCGCTTTCTGTCGGCGCCTTCTCGCTCACGGGTGAGACGGTCGCGTTTGCGGCGCAGATGGCCGATGCGTTCGGCTCATTTGCGCTGACCGGGGAAGCCGCGCCGCTCCAGATCCGGGAGGCGCTTTCACCTGGCGCCTTCGCGCTCGCGGGCGAGGCGACGAAATTCGAAGCCTTCCTTGCCACGACGTTCGGCGCGTTCGCGCTCGCCGGCGAGGCTGTGAGGTTCGATCCCAACGAGGCGGTGCAGACGGGTTATTTCTCGCTGACCCGCGAGGGCGCCTATCTGAGTTACGACCTGCTCGGCGGCGGCGGCGTGATCACCGGTGGCACGTTTTCGCGCGGTCGCTGGCGCGAGCTGCTCGCCGAGGAGGCGCGCGCGCGGGAGGCCGAGGAACGCAAATCGCGCGAGGAAAAATTGCGCCGCCGTGCCGAGCGGCGCCGCCGCGAGGCGGCCTTGGCCGAGGCACGGCGGCGCGCGCGCGAGCTCGCGAAGGTGAAAGGCGAGGCGGCTGCTGCGGCGCTTGCGTTGACGCACGCGGACGCGGCGGCACGCGGCGTCGAGGAGTTGCGGCGCATCGCCGGGCTCGCCGCCGTCCAAACCGCGGCGGGACGCGGGGCGGCGCCGGCATCGGTCGATGAGGATGAAGAGGAAGCCGCGGCCCTGCTGTTGCTCGCGCATCACCATGGCGGTTGAGCGCCGGCCCAATCGATCGGTCCAATATCTATCAAGCCGCACAGGATAGTGCGCAGCTCTCGCGCGACGGTCTCTAGGAAACCATCCACGGCAACGTATTGACCGGCCCTGTCAGGGCGTTGCTCGGCTCCGCCGGAATTTGGCTTTCCCCGCGCTCTCGCGCCGCCAGAACGCTCGGCGACGAAGCGACGAAATGGACTGGCAATCCTGACTTCGGCCGGAAAGTCGAGCTTCTCGCGCCGCTGCTCATTCCGACAGGCGCCAACCTGCTCGCGCGCCTGGCAGGTCCGCGTGCGTCTGCTGGCGCGAACGATATGGCCGATGTCGCCGCGCCTGCCGCGGTCGCAGAAACGAAGTGAACTACTGAATAGCGGGGATAGATCGAATTTCGCTTGCGTTCTCGGTGCAAGAGGCGCATGGCATTAAGTGCAGAGTGACATTCGCGCGTCCGGAGCTTGACCCTTCGGGCGCGCGTTGCGTTTCAGGCGCCTGCATTTCCGCAATCGACGAGCACGAAGAGGGAGCAATGGCGATGCTGTTGCTCGCGCATCACCATGGCGGATGAGATCGCGCTCAACCGCGCCGCGGAGCGCGGCGCGCGGGCGCAACGGCTGCTCGAGGACGATCTGTTGGCGGAAGCTTTCGCGACGCTCGACGCCGAGTACACCAAGGCCTGGCGGGCGACCGCGGCGCGCGACACCGATGCGCGCGAGCGGCTGTGGCAGGCGGTGCAGATCGTCGCCAAGGTGCGCGATCACCTGACGATTGCGGCGAGCGGCGGCAAGCTGGCGCAACGCGAGCTCAATGACCTTGCGGCGCGGCGGAAGTATTTCGGGATCGTGTGATCAGGAATCACAACGTCATGCCCGCGAATCCGGGCATCCACGTCTTTCTCAATTCTGCGGCGAAGACGTGGATGGCCGGGACAAGCCCGGCCATGACGATCCGACAATGTGAACCAACGAGGACAACATGGACGAAATACAATCTGGTTCCGACAGCACGGTGCAATCGGACATCGTCGAGCGCATGGCGGGCGGGGAGGGCGCGCTCACGGCGCGCGAGGCGGCGCGCTCGCTCGCCGATACGCGGCACAAGGACCGCGCCGGCGCCGAGCGGGCGCGCGACGAGGAGGAGAAGCGCGATGCGCGCGCGGACGCGCCGGTCGCCGAGCAGGAATCGCCGGAGCAATCCGGTGGCGCCGCCCAGCAGGTCGATGACCAGGCTGGTCCCGGTGAGACGCAGGCAATCGATCCGGCTGAGCCACAGCCGTCCATCGAGCCGCCGAGGTCATGGACGAAAGAGGACAAGGAGCTGTTCAAGGGCCTCCCTCGCGCGACGCAGGAGCGTCTCGCCGAGCGCGAGCGGTCACGCGAAGCCGATTTCCTCCGCCGTCAGAACGAAGCCGCCGAGAAGACCAAGGGCCTGAGCGCCAAGGAAGCGGCGGCCGAGCAGATGCGGGCGCACTTCGAGCAAGCCCTGCCGACCCTGCTCCAGCTGGTGCAGGATCAGCAGGCGGGGCAGTTCGCGGACGTGCAGTCGCTCGCCGACATCGAGAAGATGGCGCGCGAGGAGCCGGCGCGTTATGCGCAATGGGACCTGCAGCACAGAAAGGTCGCAGCCTTTCAGCAGGAGCTGGCCGCCGCGCGGCAGCGGCAGGCGGCGGCGAACGCCCGGAGATGGATGACCTTCGCGGCCGACGAGGACGCGAAGTTCGCCGAGAAGGCGTCCGAGTTCGCGGACAAGGATGCCAAGCTCAAGGCCGCGAGCAGCGCCGCCGAGATGCTCCGCGAGATGGGCTTCTCGGATGCCGAGCTCGGGGAGCTGTGGGGCGGGCAGCGGGACATCTCGCTGCGCGACCACCGCATCCAGCTCCTGATCCGCGACGGCCTGCGCTACCGCGACGCGCAGAAGGCGGCGAAGTCGCCGAGCCCCAGGCCCGTCCCGCATGTGCAGCGTCCCGGCACCGCCCCCGCGCGCAACGCGGATGCGGACGGCCGGGTGAAAGACCTGACCGAACGTCTCAACGCAACCGGCAATGTGCGCGACGCCGCGGCCCTTCTCGCCGCGCGCCGAGCGACGCGGCGCCACTAGCAAACTCCGCTCATGGACCCATTCGTCATGGCCGGGCATAGCCGTTCGAAGAACGGCGTCGCTTTGCTCGCCTTTGTCCCGGCCATCCACGTCTTTCTTGCCAAATCGCGAGGACGTGGATGCCCGGGCCAAGCCCGGGCATGACGTGGAGTCGATGCCTGGGATTTGCATCAGAAAGGACCATACGAGATGGCACTCCCCACCAACACGTTCACGACCTACTCGGCGATCGGCAATCGCGAAGATCTCTCCGACATGATCTATCGCATCGATCCGACCGACACGCCGTTCATGACGGGCATCGAGAAGACCAAGGCGACCGCCGTGCTGCACGAGTGGCAGACCCAGGCGCTCGCGGCGGCGAACACCGCGAATGCGCAGCTCGAAGGCGACGACGCGACCGCCGATGCGGCGACGCCGACCGTGCGGCTCGGCAACGTCGCCCAGATCAGCCGCAAGGTGCCGCAGGTTTCCGGCACCCAGCAGGCCGTCGAGCATGCCGGCCGCGACAACGAGATGGCCTACCAGGAGATGCTCAAGGGCCTCGAGCTCAAGCGCGACATGGAGTCGATCCTGGTCGGCACCAACCAGGCGAAGGCGTCGGGCAACGCGACCACGGCGCGCACTCTCGCGTCCGCTCTTTCGTGGATCAAGTCGAACACCCAGAAGGGCGCCGGCGGCGCCGATCCGGCGGCGGCGGACGGCACCGGCATCCGGACGGACGGCACCCAGCGAGCCTTCACCGAGGCGAACCTGAAGGCGGTGCTGAGCTCGATCTGGACCAATGGCGGCAAGCCGGACACCATCATGACCGGCGCCTTCAACAAGCAGACCTTCTCGACCTTCACGGGCCGCGCCACTCCGATCGAGGACACGAGGGCCAAGAAGATCATCGCCGCGGTCGACGCCTACGAGTCCGACTTCGGCCGGCTCACCGTCGCGCCCAACCGCTTCATGCGGGCGCGCGACGTGCTGATCCTGCAGATGGAGATGTGGGCGGTCGCCTACCTCAACGGCCGCAAGATGGTCTCGGTGCCGCTCGCCAAGACCGGCGACAGCGAGCGCAAGGAGGTCCTCTCCGAGTACACGCTCGAGGCCCGCAACGAGAAGTCCAGCGGCGGCGTGTTCGACAACACGACGTCGTAACAAGGCGCTCTCCACACACACTCCGTCATGCCCGGGCTTGTCCCGGGCATCCACGTCTTGGCGGCAATTGAAGGAAGACGTGGATGGCCGGGACAAGCCCGGCCATGACGATCCATTTGTCTATCTGAGAACCGACGTTCAACCGAAGGACACCATCCCATGTCTCTTCCCACTCCGCGCCCCTTCCAGGAGGTGGAGCTCTGCGAAGGCACCACCTCGATCGCGACCTCGCCCGTCGCCGCCTCGGCCATCGCGCCGCGCGCCGGCGTCGTCGAGCGCCTCATGGCGGCCGCCGGCGGCACCACCACCGGCACCATCGCGGTCGCCGTCACGGTCAACGGCGGCAGCGACGTCACCGGCGGCAATCTCACGATCGCGGCCGGCACCGGCCCGCGCGCGGCGAGCATCTACGAGCCGGGCCCGCTCGACGGCGTCGCCGTCAACGAGGGCGATCTGATCACCTTCACGCCGTCGGGCGGCACCGGGGCGAGCATCCCGGGCGCCTTCGTCGCGGTCATCCGGTGACGCCATGGGATCGACCGTCGAGCTTGGCCACGGCCGCGAGCTGACGACGCAGACGCTTGCGATCGGCGCGTCCTCGGCGCAGGCCGCCAACCCGTTCGGCGCGCAGACGCGCCAGATCCGGATCGTCGCCAACACGGCCTGCAACGTCCAGATCGGCGACGGCTCGGCGGCCGCGACCGCGGCCGCGCCGTTCCTGCCCGCCAACTGGGTCGAATACGTCATGGTGACGCCGGGCGAGTTCATCGCCGCGATCGAGGCCGCGACCAACGGCCTCGTCACCGCGACCGCCGGCACGCTGTGGATCACGGAGCTCGGATAGCGCATGTTCTGGCGAAGTGGACACCGGTTCGCCGGCAAGAACATGCGCCAAATGATGCGGGGCGGCGTCCTCATCCGTCCGCATTTCGATGCGGACGACGATCACCTTGCCATCGAGCACGTGCAGGACGTCGAGCCCATCATCGAGCGCAACAAGGGGCTCCAATCGCTGCCGCAGCGGAGCGATTGGGGCCGCCACGTCGCGACCATCCCGAACGTGATCCTGGTGCGGTGGATGAACGAGGAGCACGCGCGGGGAAATATCGTGATGCCTTTCACGCCGGCGTTCGCCGAAGTGATCGCCCGCAAGCTGCGCGACCCCGACTGGGCATTCCTGCGCACCGACAGCCAGGCCAGCCAGTTTCGCCGCGGTTACGGCGGCTGAGTCTGGCCTTCACGCTCCCCTGCAGGGGCAGGGTGAAGCCATATCGCGCACGCTCGGCCAAATTCGAGAATTCACATGTCTCTGCAAACCTATGCCGACCTGCAAACCGCGATCGCCAACTGGCTCGCGCGCGCCGATCTCGCCAGCGTGATCCCCGATCTCATCACCCTGTTCGAGACCGTCGCCAACCGCCGCCTGCGCGTGCGCCAGCAGGAGGCGGCCATCTCGCTCAACCCCACGAACGGCGTCGCGACCCTGCCGAGCGACTACCTCACCTGGCGCCGCGTCACCTGGACCGGCGACATCCCGCGCGAGCTCGAGTTCGTGCATCCGTCCTACCTGCACGCGCTGTTTCCGACCCTGCCGCAGGGCGACCCGCGCTACTTCTGCATCGAGAACGGCAACCTCACGCTCGGGCCGAGCGACGACACCGCGCTCACCTTCGACTACTTCCAGAAGATCGCGAACCTCGGCCTCGCGCCCGGCAACACCAACTGGCTGTGGGCCGCGCATCCCGACATCTACCTCTTCGGCTCGCTCGCCGAGGCGCACGGCTACGTCAAGGATCCGGACAATCTCTCGCTCTGGGCCGGCCGCCGCGACGCCATCTTCGACGAGATCGAGCGGCTCGACACGAAGACGCGCGGGCCGGCCGCGATGCGGGTGATGGGAGCGACGCCGTGAGCGGCCGCTGTTCGACCGGCTTTGGAGCCCTAAGTTTGAATCAAACGGTCGATATGCGTCTCAATATTCAAATTCGCAAGCGGACATTTTGAATGGAAATCTGAACAAGAAAAGATCAGGTATAGATTTCAATTTTTTGTGGAGAAAGTTTTCGAATCCGATGGCAAACGATACCGGGATTGGAAATATCAATTTCGGTTCGGCTGCTTCTCAGTTGATCGCCTATTTGAACAATCCGGATTATCGTGACAAGGATCCACTGAACTTGAGACGGTACCTGCTCAACGAGAAGGCCGACGGTCGCGTGACCGAGAACGACATCGATTTCGATCAGCTCTATCGGGACTTGAATGATCTCGAATCGCCGACGACCGCAGCAATCGCAATCTTGAACGGAGCGAAAGGATACAACGCATACGGCGCAATGTTTGGTCCTGCGTTCCTCAGCCTCGGCAACGGCACGCTTGCTGATAGGCAGCGGCAGGCGGCATTGATCTCCACGTTCTACAAGAGTGGATCGCCCGGGCTCTTCCCCGATGACTCCGGCGAGCAGCGGCTCCCGTCCCAGTCACAGTTGCCCGACATCGATCAGATCAACCGTACGGCGGGAGGGGCCTATGGGCTGGGGAACTACGGCTACATTGACGGGCTTTTGGGCGGCGGGCCTGGAAAGCTTGGCGAGAGCTCCGCGATGAATGGGATCATCAACAAGGCTATGACGCCCGGGATCGGTGATCGGGCGGCCGCCGCGCCACAGCTACCTGGTGGCACGCCGGCAACAATCACTGGACCGCGCCTCGGCAGCAGCAATGATCCTCGTAGGGGGCCTCAAGTGGCGACGCCCACGAACGTGGGCGTCGACCAGCCCAGCCAGACGGCGTTGCCGCGGGCGCTTGGCGCCATAGCGAGCGGTCGTCGAACGGTAGATGCTGCGCAACTCGGCCGCGCCGTTGCCCCACTCAGCGCCTCATTGTTGAAACCCTTTGCGACGTCTGGATACGACACGATGCCACAGAATTCCGCTGCGTATCCAGGCGCGGAGCCGGGGGTCCTGTCGGGCAGCGGCATACTTAGCGGTATCCAGCTTGGACCGGCTCACGATGGCGATCCGGCCGCATTGTCGCCGTGGGACCAAGTCATTCGCGGGATGTTGGCAAGGCGCAATGCGGGACTGTAAGGGGACTGCCCCAACGAGTCCGCCGGAGGCGTCTTCGCGACGCCAGCGACGCGCCTCTCTGGAGGGGATATCGAATTTTAGTTCTTGCTTCGTTCTTGGTGCAACTGTAGGCTTTTCTAGGCACGCCACTGCCCAGCGCAGGGATAGCGCGGCCCATTGTTGCGACGCGAAGGCGTCGCGGATCCGATGAAGTTTCTGGCAGTTCGTCTGTAGCCGCATGATACATACGATGTCCTATATCGCCGGCAAGCTCGATCATTGGTTCGGGGACGCTGCATGGATCGCGCTTGGCGCTCTTCTCGCCTTGCTGTTCGTAGTTGCCTTCGTTGTTTCCCGTTTCCTGATCGGCCGGCTAACGGAGGGAAAGCGCGAGATATCCGCCGGCTTCTCCGCTTCGGGCGCTTCGGCCTTGCTGGCCCTGACCGGAGGACAGCTGTTTCTCTATGCCATGTTGGTATTTTCTTTTTCTTTCCCTCTGTCAGATGTTAGAGGTATCCTCGGCGCTGCGATCCTTGGTATCTTTTTGTTCTTGCCACTATTTTCGCTCGCGATACCAATAACAATCCTCTATTTTATCCTCGTTCTTCGGAATAAGGACGTCGCCGATGGCATCCTGATTTGGATTGTTGCCGGCTTCCTATTGGTAGTGCAGGCGGTATATTTGTATAAGCTTCTAGAGGGGGGAATTGAGTAGCCGATCTCGAATTGCTCGAGATCAGCATCTTGAATTCGCAAGTCGGCAATAGCCGATTTGCGCGTGTCCCGCTCGTAGGGTGCCGGCCCTTCAGATGCCGCCTGCCCCCATGGGGCGCCACCTCGACCGATCATCCCTGGAGCTTCGGATCAGGTCCGTGACCGCGGCCGCGGACGACGGGTCAAGTTCGCTCGACTTTTGAAGCAAGGGGTCACCATGCCCATCATCCCGTTCGGCGAGTATCGCCCGGACATCTCCGACTACGACCAGGCCGCGACGGCCGAGATCGTCAACGCGCTGCCGCGCGGCGACGGCTATGGGCCGATGCAGGACTTTGCGACCTACTCGGCCGGCTTGCCTGCGCCGTGCCGCGGCTTCTTCAAGGCGATCAAGACCGACGGCTCGGTCGCGATCTTCGCCGCGACCGCGACGAAGCTCTATCAGCTCAACAACACGTCGCAGACCTGGACCGACGTGAGCGCCGGCGGCGGCAGCTATGCGTCGGTGTCCTCGACCGACCAGTGGCAGTTCGTGCAGTACATCAACTATGTGATCGCCGTGCAGGCGAACGTCGCGCCGCAATATTTCGACCTCACGGTCTCGACCGCCTTCGCCAACCTCGCCGGCGCGCCGCCGCAGGCGCGCTATATCGCGGTGGTGGGCGAGTTCGTGGTGCTCACCGGCCTCCTCAACAATCCTTACCGCGTGCAGTGGTCGGCGCTCGGCGATCCGACCACCTGGACGGCGGGCATCAACTCGTCCGACTTCCAGGACCTTCCCGACGGCGGCATCGTGCGCGGGGTCGCGGGCGGCGAGTTCGGCAACATCTTCCAGGACACCGCCATCCGCCGCATGATCTACGCGCCGGGATCGCCGGTGATCTTCCAGATCGAGCGCATCAGCGACGACCGCGGGCTCTATGCGCCCTATTCGCTGATCCGCTCGGGCGACAAGATCTTCTTCCTCGGCCCGCAGGGCTTTCAGCAGATGGAGCCCGCCGGCTATCCGCTGCCGATCGGCAAGGAGAAGGTCGACCGCACCGTGCTCGCCGACATCGACGCCGGCAACCTGCAGCTCGTGCTCGGCGCCTCCGATCCCAAGCACAACCGTGTGTTCTGGGCCTACAAGTCCAATTCCGGCACCGCCGGCCTGTTCGACAAGATCCTCGCCTATGACTACGTGCTCGGGCGCTTCGCCCCGCTCGCGATCACCGGCGAATTCCTCGGCTCCTGCTCGCAGCCGGGCCTGACGCTGGAAAACCTCGACGCGCTCGCGCCGACGCCGCTCCTCGTCACCGGCGCCGCCAACAACGGCGCCGGCGCGATCCGCCTGACGCTCTCGGCCGAGAGCAATGCCAGCTTCACCATCCTGGGCCAGAGCTTCATCGAGGTGCAGGGCGTGCAGGGCACGCTCGAGGCGAACGGCGCGTGGGCGTTCACCGTCATCGACGCGACCCACATCGACCTCGTCGGCTCGAGCTTCGTCCACACTTATACCGGCGGCGGCGCCATCGGCGGCTCGCTCGACGCGATGACCGCCTCGCTCGACAGCTACGCGACATCGGTCTCGCCCGAGATCGCCGCGTTCAATGCCGCGCACGCGCTCGGCTTCTTTCGCGGCCCGAATCTGCAGCCGAAGATCGCCACCAGTGCGCAGGCGCAAAACCAGGACAACCCCGGCCGCCGCATCTTCGTGCGCGGTTTCCGTCCGATCACCGATGCCCCGACGGTCTTCGGCTCGGTCGGTACCCGCGAGCGGCTCACCGATACGGAAACCTTCTCCGCCGAGACCCAGATGGACGCGACCGGCAACTGCCCGCAGCGCGCCTCGACCCGCTACGCGCGCGGCAATATCCGCATTCCCTACGGCACGACCTGGACCTTCGCGACCGGCGTCGAGCCCGACATCGCGCCGGAGGGCACCCGATGAGTGCGTACGTCGTCGCCCGCGACGAGAAGGACCTGAAGAAGTTCGCGCTGGCGATCCAGCAGCTCGCCGAGGGCCGCTCGAACGCCGTCGGCTCGGTGACGCTCGCGGCGAGCGCAAGCTCGACGACGGTCGTGGCGCAGAACTGCGGCGCCGGCAGTGTCGTGCTGCTCTCGCCGCGCACCGCGCATGCGGCGGCCGAGCTCGCGGCGGGCGCCTGCTACATCAGCGCCGTCGCGCTCGGCTCGTTCACGATCGCGCATGCGAACAATGCGCAAATCGACAGGAGCTTTGGATATGTCTGTCTCGGTTGATCAGCCGGTCGTCCCCTCGGTTGAGCTTTGCTGCGTCCCTCCGGTACTCGCCGGAACGATCTGGCCGGACGTCGCCGAGTGGATCAGTCTCGCCATGTCGCGCGGCCGCATGGGGTGCTTCACCGACGTCGAGGCCGACGTGCTCCACGGCAACGCGTATCTCTGGCTCGCGATCGAGGACCGCACCGTGCTCGCCGCGGCAGTCACCAAGGTGACGTCCGACGAGAACGAGCGGCTTTGCACCCTGGTGGCCTGCGCCGGTCACGATTGGAGGCGCTTCGGCTCGCTGATCGACGGCCTGGAAGACTATGCGCGCGCCGAGGACTGCAGGGCGATGGAGATCTGCGGACGCCCCGGCTGGTCGCGCCGGCTCAAGGACTACCGGCTCGTCAAGGCCGTCATTCGCAAGAACCTCTGACCGTTCCACCAAAAACTCACCAGCCAGACCCGTCATCCTGAGGTGGCCGCGCGCAGCGCGGCCCTCGACTTATCCGCCGTAGCCCGAAGCGCGAAGGCGGAAGGAGATCGGCCCAGGTGCATCAGCCAGGAACAGGACCAAGCGGCACCGTTTGGGCGTCGCCTCTCGAGGCTCGGCAACACGCGCCGGGCGCCTCAGGATGACGGGTTTGGCATTCGTTTTCGAGCACATTCCACAAAGGAGATCCGCCATGGGCGGCACATCGTCGACGTCGAACGCATCGACCCAGCAATCGCAGCTCACGCCCTGGGCGCCGGCCCAGGCCGGCATGCAGAATATCCTGTCGGCGCTGTCGCCGAGCACGTCGAGCCTCGGCATCACGCCGCAGGTGACCCAGGCGTTCGGCCAGCTCGAGGCGAATGCGAGCAATCCCAATCCGCTGGCGGCGCCGGCCATGAACGCCGGGACCTCGTTGCTCGACGGCGGCCCGAATTTCGGCCAGGCCACCGGCATTCTCGGCAACACATACGGCACGGTCGCGGGCGCGCTCTCGCCCTACCTGTCGGGCAGCGCGCTCGACCCGGCGACCAATCCGGCGCTCGCCTCCGAGCTCGACACCGTCGACCAGCAGGTCCGGAACACCGTCGACCCCGAGTTCGCGGCGGCCGGCCGCCTCGGCTCGCCCGCGAACGCCCAGGCGATCGCCCGGGGCATCGCGCTCGGCGACGGCGGCATCCTGCAGAACGCGGCCGCCAACCAGCTCGGCGCCGCGAGCGCGCTCGCGGGCGCCGGCAACGCGGCCGCCGGCGGCCTCGGCAATCTCGATGTCGGCAATGCCGGCATTCTCGGCCAGGGCATCGGCGCCGCCGCCAACGCCTACAACGCGCAGAACCTCGCTCCGCAGACGCTGCTCGCGGCGGCGCTGCAGCAGGCGCAGCTGCCGATCAACAACGCGGCGTCGCTGATGGGCATCCTGAGCCCGGTGGCGGCGCAGTTCGGGCAGCAGAACGGCTCCGGCACCAGCAATGGCACCAGCACGATGTCGGGCGCGCAGCAATTTGCATCGATCGGGCAGGGGCTCGCCGGCCTGACCAAATTCCTCTGGCCATCGTGAGGTGACACATGGGTATTCTCGATCCGTTGAAGCAAAGCAGCGGCGACGGCCGCGGGCAGGGCTTGCTCGATCCCTTGCTGCTCGCGGAGCCGGGGCCGACTCAGGGCTTTGGTGACCAGCCGGCGCCGGGCGTGAGCGCCGTGCCGGCAAATTCCGCGCCAGCGGGCGACCCGTTTGCGGGGCTGTTCGGCAACGCGCCGCCGGCGCCGCCTATGCCGTCGCCGGGCGTGGGCGATCGGCTGATGGCCGGCCTGATGAATTTCGCCAACGCACGCGGCTTCCTGCCCGCTCTCGCCGGCGGCGTGAGCGGGCTTGCGACCGGCCAGCGCACCGATCCCGCCGCGCTGCTTCAGGCGCAGCAGAGCGCCCAGATGCAAGCCCTCGTCCTCGCCGGCGTGCCGCCGATGCTCGCCCACGCGGCGACGCTCAATCCCGCGCTCATGCGCGCGATCGCGCCGCAGCTCCGGCGCCCGGTCACGACGACCGCGCAGCCCGGGTCGCCGCCCGCCGCCGCGGCGCCCACCGCGGCGCCTGCTGCATCGACGGCGCCGCCGGCGGCGGCGTCGCCCGCCCCGCTCGCGCAGGCGCGTGCCGCCATCGCGTTCGGCATCCCGCGCGATGCCGTCGTCCAGCGCCTGCAGCAGCTCGGCATCGACCCGAAGCAGCTCTGACATGTCGCCGTCGTTCGACCGACCCATCAACCCGAGGCAATGACCGATGCCCTTCTATCTCTGGTCGACCACCGCCGCGAGCAACGCCACCTCCGACCCGACCATCAACTGGGCCGAAGGCATGTCGCCGTCCTCGGTCAACGACAGCGCCCGCGCCATGGAGGCGCGCCTGCGCGAATGGGGCAACGACATCAGCGGCTCGATCACGACCGCCGGCGCGAGCACTGCCTACACGATCGCCTCGAACCAGGGCTTCGACACCCTCGCGCACCTCAACGGGCAGATGATCGCGTTCGTGCCGCACGTCACCTGCGGCAACCCGGTCACCCTCAACGTGGACGGCACCGGCGCAAAGCCGCTGCGCTCGTCGCCCGGCGTGGAGCTGCCGAGCGGCGCGCTGATCCAGGGGACGCCGTATGTCGCGACGTACAACAACGCGGACGGGGCGTTCTACCTCAAGGG